TCCACACGAAAGAAAAATGAGAGAAAAAGGAATACCCCAATTAGGGTCTGGATTGGTATTCCCAATTAATGAAGATGATATATTGTGCGAACCATTTGATATACCAGACTATTATCCTAAACTGTGTGGCATAGATTTTGGTTGGGATCACCCTACAGCTTGTGCATGGATAGCTTGGGATAGAGATAGTGATATTGTGTATATGTATGATGGGTATAGTATGCGACAAGAAACTGTACCTGTACACGCATCAGCAATAAAAGCACGAGGTAAATGGATTCCTGTCATATATCCTATGGATGGTAGGCAAGCTGATAAAGGTAGTGGTAAAAGTTTGGCTATGCAATATAGAGATGAAGGTGTTAATTTATTAAGAGAGCATTTTACAAACCCACCACAAAATGGAATGAAAGAAGGTAGTGGGGGTATAAGTGTAGAAGCAGGGGTAATGGAGATGTTAACAAGATTTCAAACAAAAAGGTTGAAAATATTTTCTAATCAAAGTAAGATACTAGAAGAAATTAGGTTGTATCACAGGAAGAATGGTAAGATAATTCCTATGAATGATGACATAATATCTGCATTACGATATGCAGTAATGTCATTGCGAAAGGCAAGAACAAGGAATACCGAACCTATGCAGATACAATCTGATTCTAGTTTTAACATTTTTTAAGGAGCATATTATGCCAATGGGTAAAGGAACATACGGAACAAAAGTTGGAAGACCACCAAAGAAAAAGAAAATGATGAAGAAAAAAAAGAAATGAACAAAGCAACAGTACGAAAAGTAATTTCTGGTTTAAAAAAAGCATCTAAATCTCATGCAGCACAAGCTGCTACATTAGAAAAAATGTTGAAAGGAAAAAAATAATGGTAAAAAAATTATCTCCAAAACAAAAAAAAATCGCTAAAATGTCTTCACCTAAAGGTAAAATTACTGGTGCAGATTTTAAAAAAATTAAAAGAACAAAAAAAGGATTATTAAAAAGATCATGAAAGGTACGCATAAAACTAAATCTGGTAAGACAGCTAAGAAAGGTCTTTACTATAATATTAACAAAAGAAAGAAAGCTGGAACTTCTAGGACTAAAAAGAAATCAACTATTAGTTCTAAAGCATATGCAAATATGAAAAAAGGCTTTCCAAAAAAAAAGAAAGGATAAGTTATGGGTGGATTTTTTTCAAGACCAAAAAGACCTGCACCCCCTCCTCCTCCTCCTCCTCCAGCTCCTGTTGAAGATCCTAAAAAAAAGGACACAGCAGAGAGAAGAAAAAGGGGGCAAGTTAGAGGAATGGGATATGGTCAAGGAACTACACTTGGTGGTGGTGAAGAAGCATCAACTGCGAGAACTATTCTTGGGCAATGATTGTTGCTAAAACTGATAAAAAATTAGCAAAAGAAGTTTTAGGATTTGTTGCACCAAGAGCACATATTCAAGGAGTAGATACTGATTATACTCATATAGGTTATTATGAAAATGATAAAATAATTGGTGGAGCTATCTTTTCTCACTATGATGGATTTAATATTTGGATGCATTTAGCACTTGATGACCCTAAAGCTATGAGAAGAGGTTTTGCAAAACAAGTATTTGACTATTGCTTTTATACCTGTAAATGTGTTAGAGTAACAGCAATGACAAAACCTAATAACATTAGATGTAGACGATTAATTGAATCAGCAGGATTTAAACAAGAAGGTGTTATTAGAAAAATTATTAAAGAAGGTATGAAATATTATAATGGTGTTTTGTACGGATTGTTAAGAAATGAATGTAAATATTTATAGGAGAGTGTAATGGGTGGAGGAATGAAAACACCAAGTATGCCATCACCACAACCAATGCCAGAAATTGATGATAAGGTGGCAGAGTCAGAAGCAAAGTTAGAAGCTGAAAGACAGAGGATGGTAGCACTTGGAAAACAAGGTTCTTATGGCACACTACTTACATCTGGAGAAGGTGTAAAAGAACCAGCACAAACTGCACAAACATTATTAGGTGGTGTAAAAAAAACCAATAGAATAACTTAATGGCAAATTTTGATTATATAAAAAAAAGACTTGCACAATTAGAAAGCCATAGAGGAACATGGGAAGAACATTGGCAAGACATTCTTGATTATGTAATGCCGCGAAAAGCAGAAGTCGTATCTAAAAGAGAAAAAGGTGAAAAAAGAACAGAAGTATTATTTGATTCTACTGCTATAACTGCAAACAATTTATTAGCTGCAAGTTTACATGGCACATTAACATCACCATCATTACAATGGTTTCATTTAAAATTAAGAAGTGCTGAACTAAATCAAAACAGAGATGTACAATTATGGTTAGAAAATTCTGCAAAAAGAATGTATGACCTATTTAACGAATCTAATTTTAATACAGAAGTACATGAGTTATATCTTGATTTATGTTCTATAGGTACAGGTGCATTATTTGTAGAAGAAAGTAAAAAAGGATTTAATGAGGGTGGTATTCATTTTAATACATTACACATTAAAGAGTTTTATATTAAAGAAAATAATGATGGCAGAATAGATACAGTTTATCGTAAGTATAATTTAACAGCACGACAAGCAATGCAAGAGTTTGGTGAAAAAAATGTTGGAGAAAAACTTGTAGAAGCAGCTAAAGAAAAACCAGATAAAGAATTTACATTTATTCATGCAGTAGAACCAACTGAAGATTATGAAAGAGCAATGGGTAAGGTAAAAACTAAATTACCTTTTTATTCATGTCATATATGTATAGAAGATAAAATGACAGTAAGAGAAGGTGGGTATAATGAGTTTCCATACCTTGTACCTAGATGGGCAAAGGCAACAGGTGAGATATATGGAAGATCACCAAGTTATAATGCCTTACCAGATATTAAAACATTAAACAAAGCAGTTGAAATAGGATTAAAAGCATGGGCAAAGGCTATTGATCCACCATTACTTGTAACAGATGATGGTGTAATTGGTAGAGTAAGAATGACACCTGCTGGTATAACTGTTGTAAGAAATGAAGGTAGTGTAAGACCATTACCTATTGGTAGTAATTGGCAGATAACAGATATGAAAGAAAACCAATTACGAACTGCAATACGACAAGCATTTTATTCTGACCAATTACAATTACAACAAGGTCCTCAAATGACAGCTACAGAGGTACAAGTTAGATATGAATTAATGCAAAGATTATTAGGACCAACATTAGGTAGATTCCAAAGTGAGTTTCTTAATCCATTAATTGAAAGAGTATTTGGTATTATGTTAAGATCAGAAGCATTAATACCTGCACCAGAAATAATACAAGGGCAAACAGTAGATGTAGAATATGTAGGACCATTAGCACGATCACAAAGAATGGAAGAATCTATTGCTATTGATAGATTATATGCATTAGCTATGCAAGTAGGACAGATTGACCCAAGTATTATGGATAATATAAACCATGATGTTGCAATAAGGTCTAGGGCAAATTTATTAGGTGTTCCTAAAACTGTATTACGAGGTACAGAAGAAGTTGCAGAAATGAGAGAGATGAGAGCACAACAACAGCAACAAGCACAAGAAATGGCTATGCAACAACAACAAGCACAAACTGCATTAACACAAAACCAAGCTGTTAAAGAATTAGGTACACCAGAAGCACAACAAGGTGCAGAGCAAGTGGAAGAATCGGCAAGGGCACTTGGTCTAGTTGAATAATGGAATTAAAAGAATTACAAAAAATGTATAGAATTACTTTTGACTCTGGAGAAGGGAAAGAAGTATTAGCAGATTTAAAGTCTGCTTACTACCATAGAAGTTCGTTTACCAAAGACCCTTATGAAACAGCATATAAGGAAGGTCAACGAGCTGTCTTAATACGAATAATCAATCTATTAAAGGAGCAAAAAAATGATTGAAGAAACGACCACAACAGAAGGTAACTCTGTAGAACAGCCTGTTGAACAAACAGAAAGTTCGGTATTAGGGTCTACTGTAAGTGATAATCAAGATTGGAAATCAACATTACCAGAAGATTTAAAAAACGATCCTACATTATCAAATTTTAAAGATGTAGAATCATTAGCTAAAACAGTAGTACATCAACAAAAAGTATTAGGAAATCGTATTCCTATACCAAAAACTGATGAAGAAAAAATGGAAGTCTATAATAAATTAGGCAGACCAGAAGCTGCTGATAAATATGAAGTCAATGTACC